CTTCGCACTACTATTGTAGCGTCCAGCCATTCCGCATAAACTCGTTGAAATGAACTAATTTTCTTGGATTTCCATCTGTATTAAACAGAGTATAATAATAACCAATAGGTTTGGCTAATCTTAATTTCTCTAAAAGCCTATGACGATAGAAGTTATAAAACGCCTCGCCGTCAGAACATTTAAACAGAATAGAGCAGAACTTACTCCATATTCTATCATTAGTAGATAAAACATCTTCGGGAATGAAGTTTTCAGAAATACATAACTGTGACTTAGTACGTTCTAAATCTAGATATCTACCCTTGTCATCAAAATAATGACCGAGGAAAAACACTCTTTCACCTGCAGAGAAGACTTCAGACTTTTCAACAGATATTTCCATATTAAAATGGTGATTAACTACCTTAGATAAAAAAGATAGCTCAATTTTCCTGTCAGAAACAAAAATAATGTCGTCACCTAAAATAGAAATACTTTTCGGATCTATAGATAATCTATAAACTCTATTAATATAAAGTATAATAAATAAATTAACCATTGAACCTAGAAGATTAGTCAAGGCAGATCCACTCATTAAACCTCTTCTTTTACGAAACATAAAAGTTAGGCCTCTGACACAGCTAATAACCAGACATGAAGTATGATATGTTAAAATAGTTCTTAAGACTGCTTTCTCTTTGGCGTTCAAAAATATTTTACTACTTAAAAAGTTTAACATCATAACTATTAATTCATTGGGAATAGTTTGATCAAAGGCTTTGAAATCTAACGAATAGATATATTTGTAATGTTGCCATTTAATATATCGATGCCTCAATTCAATATATCTGTTTGCGAAACAGTAAGGTGTATACAGATTTCTTTCAAAATGTTGAAATATTCCTCCGAAAAGCATCTTTTCAAAACAAGCTATTACGACAGGAAAAGGATAAAATTGTCTAAACTTGAGTTTCCCAGAGCTGGAAAGTTGCGTACGCCAATTAACAGTGATCGGAAAGTCGGTTATTAAATGTGAGAGACCCAGATTTAACAGTTGATGTGATAATTGACAAACCTTGTCCTTGATTTTAGTTTTAGGTTTTTTAAAATCAGGAAAGCTACTACTTGTTGCACCAGGTAAGGTATCAAATGCTTCACTTGGACCGCATGTTTTATACTTACTACCCGTCAATAATAATAAGTCGGACATCTGTCCTTTTACTTTTGCCGCAAGAGTATCATCTATTTGGATACTTGATGAATTACTAAGTAAATTAATAGTTTCAGATCTATTAGAATCACAAGTTTTTTGTGTATCACCAGCTGCGTTAATAAGTTCATCTACTTTGTTATGGTGCGAAAACAGTTCAACGAATATTGATTCAACATTATATGTTGCATTCTTTTTAGAATTCATCCAACTAACTTCAGCTGCACGTTTAACATTAAATCTAGCAAAACTAGGTAATGAATAGTTCAGTTTGTTCATATGTTGAATAAAATCATCAATTTTGTGAAAATACATGTTGCTTATTTATAATTAAGATTGACATAGCAAAATGGAAAAATCCCACTTCTTAAAAGTTTCTATAAAGATTCTCCTTAAAG